TTAATATCTATGAAGACATAACAGAAATTCTAGCTTCATTTGGTATGAATATCATTGTAGGAATAGGCTTTTGGTTAGATTGGAAAGATCATAAAAAAACAACGAGAGAATGAAAGAAGAAGTAATAATATATGACACAACAAAAGCATATACAAAAAATCAGTATTATGTAAAAGGTTTTAGTGTCTATAGAAACAATGCTCGTATAAGTTCTTTTAGTAGCAATTCAGAAGCAAATAAACATGCTCAAGAATTAAATAAAAGATTTGGAGATATAGAAGCTTATGATTTATTAAATAAAATTAGAGATGAGATAACTTTATATGAAGATGTAGAGTTTACACCAGAAGTTATTATTATATCAATCAAAGCAATGTTGGACAGTAAAGAAAGGATATAAAACTAACTATTATAATTTAAAGAAACATGAATGATAACAACGTGATCATCTTCGACATTGAAACCATGCAAGAATTGTTTGCAGTGGTAGTAATGATACCAGGTAAAGTTGGTAAAAGCTTTCAAGTGTCTAAATGGAAGAATCAATTAGATAAATTCGTTAGATATACAGAAGAACATGCTGATGCTTATTGGGTAGGATATAATAATCTACGCTTTGACAGTCAAGTTGTTGAATGGATCTTGAGAAACTATGATAAATGGCATGAACTATCTAATCTAGAAATATGTGCAAGAATAGCACAGAAAGCTGCTGATGTTATACATGATGCTAACTATGATGTGTTCCCTGAGTACAGAGAGCATGAATTAAGCCTCAAACAATTAGATCTGTTCAAGATAAGTCATTTCGACAATAAAAATAGAATGGTGAGTCTTAAAAGACTAGAGTTTGAAATGGATCTTGAGAATATAGAAGAAATGCCTATACATCATACTAAAACTAATATGACAAAAGAAGAAGTGGAAATGACCATTGACTATTGTTATAATGATGTAGATGCAACTTATGAATTCTACAAGATAACTATGGGTGATACAGATCATCCACTGTATAAAGGGAATAATCAAATAGAGCTGAGACAAGATATTGAAGCTGAATTTGGTATCCCTTGTATGAACTATTCAGACTCTAAGATAGGGGATGAAATGATTAAGAAGTATTATTGTTCAGAGAAAGGAATTACATACAGAGAACTTCCTAAGAAAGGATATTTCAGAAAGAGCATTGATGTAAAGAATTGCATTGCTAAGTATGTAAAGTTTGAAACTCCACAACTAAAAGACTTCTTAAAGAAGATTAATAAACTGCAGCTTGGTCTGCAAGATGATTTCAAAGAGCATATAGATTTCCACGGAAATGTGTATTCTTTTATGAAGGGAGGTCTTCATACAGAGAACAAACCTAAAGTGTTTGAAGCTGATGAAGACTATGAAATTATCGATTGGGATGTTAGTTCTTATTATCCAGCTATTATTATCAACAATGGTAAGTTTCCTGCTCATTTAGGTAAGGAATTCCTTCGGGGATACAAACAGATGTTTGATAAAAGATTGGAGCTTAAACCTCTTGCAAAGAGCGATAAGAAGATTAAAGGAATTGTTGGAGCACTTAAACTTGCAGTTAACTCTGTATATGGTAAGTCATCTGATATGCAATCATGGATATATGATAGGCAACTCACTATGTTCACCACAATTACTGGTGAATTATCATTGATGATGCTTATTGAAAAATATGAATTGAATGGCATACATGTGATCTCTGCTAATACGGATGGTGTAACCATCAAGATTAAGAAAGACATGATTCCTTTGATGCATGAAATCAATGCATGGTGGTGTGACATTACTCAATATGAGTTGGAGAGAACAGACTATTCCAAGATTATCTTTAGTACAGTGAATGACTATTTAGCAATTATGACAAATGGAGAAATTAAGAAAAAAGGTGATTTCCTTACTGACTTTGAGTTACATAAGAACAAATCAGCTAGGATCGTACCTATTGCTCTTGAAAGTTATTTTGTACATGGTACTCCTGTTGAGCATACAATTCGTGCTCATGAAAATCTTTATGATTTTTGCTTAAGACAGAAAGCTAGTAGAAGTTTTCACTATGAAGGAACTAACAGATCCACAGGTGAGAAGACAGTGTATGATAAACTCATACGTTATTATGTATCCAACGAAGGAGATAAGATCTTTAAGATTAAGAATCCAGAGTGTCAAACCAGAGCTGCTGCAATCAGTCAAGTAGAAGCTGGTGAATGGGTATGTAAAGTTTGTAATTTCTTACCAAAAGGTAGTAAAATTGATAATGTCAACTATGACTATTATATTGAAAAAGCTAACAGATTAGTCTTAAAGATTAATACTGAAGGCAGAAGAGTAAAAACGGTATTTATACCTAATCAATTAAATTTATTCTAATGAAAGCCAAAGTTACTCGTGATAACATCACAAAGCATTTAGTTGAATATGAACTAAATATGGTTGGTAAGACCCTAGAGGATACATTATCTGATGATATGTGGTTCTTTAACTGGACAATGACTCCAGCTGAGCATGAGGAATTCAAAGCATATGCTATTCCTTTATTAAAAAAAACATTTAAATTTAACAAATCAAGAGCTATAGAAACATTTGGGTTTTTTAACTTAAATTTTGGCTTAAGAATCAAATCTTAAAAATTATGAATTTATTTATTATTATTACAGCAATTGCTATTGTAGCAGTAGTGTTATTGTATATCGGATCTAAGAATGCATATGAGATTAAAGAAGAAGAAATTCCTAAATATCAACATGAAGTTAGAAAGGTGACATTTGTTGTTTCTGAAACAGATAAACCTAAGAAGAAAAAGAAGAAGTATTATAATAAGAAGAAAGCAACTCTTGCAGAATCTGCAACACCTGTTGCTAAAAGACCTGTTGGAAGACCAAGAAAAACTATTGAATAATGAATTGGTCTGAGGATTACGAGTATCCCAATGATCATATATATGCTTTTGAAAGAGAAAGAGATATAGTTGATTCATGGCATAAATGGGAAGTAGAACATAAAGCCAAGAGTAGAAAGCCTGCAATAATTAAAGTGGTAAAACCAAAAAATGAAATTAAATATAGAACCTCAACAATTCGAGGAGCTCATCAAGAGAGGTTATAATCTAGATGTTATATTCTTATTAAAGTTGATAGACGAACAATATGATATTTCTCCATTATGTGAGGGAAGTATGAAGATTGATTCTGTCTATCAATCTTTAGTAAGAAAAGGGCTTATAACAAAAGATGATGAAAAGCTCACGTTAATAGGCAAAGATTTATTAGAATTTGTAGATGCTAAGAGCACTGCAAAGATAATAAGAAGAAAGCCTGCTACAACAGATTTTGAAGAATGGTGGAAGACTTATCCAGGTACTGATTCATTTGAGTATAAGAATAAGAAGTTTACAGGTACTAGATCTATTAGAAAGGGTAAAGATGAATGTAGACTGAAATTTGATAAGATATTATTAGAAGGAGAATATACAGCTGCACAGCTGATAGGTGCTCTTAATTATGAACTTTTACAGAAGAAAGAAAGTTCTATTGATACCAACAGTAATAGAATGACATTCATGCAAAATAGTGTCACCTATCTGAACCAAAGAGCTTTCGAAGCTTATATTGAATTAATTAATGATGGAGCTGCAGTAGTTGTAGCACCACAAAAACCAACAGGAGGTACTGATATTTAGATTATGGAAACGCCAAAAGAAAAAGCAGAAGAATTAGTTTATAAATTTTATAACAAACAAACTAATATCAATCAATGGGGAGTTTCTGATATGCAAAAAGAATTTGCATTAATAGCAGTTGATGAGATTATTAATTTATTAACTAATGATATAAATTCAATAGTCAATTATTGGTTTGAAGTTAAAAAAGAAATAGAGCTATTATGAAAGAATTTTTTGAAACAATTAACGAATACCCATGGACAACATTTTTTGTCTTTTTAATGATCATTTCTATTGTATCAGTTTTTAAAATTGATAACAAATGAGTTTTGAATTATTAAATGCAGAAGTTAACAAAGGCCTAGGTGATTTCAATAGAGGTATACCAATGGGCTTTGATAGGCTTACTAGATATGTAGGTATTCGTAAGGGTATGTATTATTTGATAGGTGGTAACACAGGATCAGGTAAGACATCTTTTATTGATGATGCATTTGTTCTTAATCCTGTTGATTGGGCTATGTCCAAAGAAGGAATTGCTTCAGGTATTAAGGTGAAGGTGTGGTATAGGTCCATGGAGAGAAGTAGAACATACAAGATGGCCAAATGGGTATCTCGTAAAATATTTCTAGACCAGGGTATAATTATTCCTGTAGGTAAAATCTTGGGTTGGAATGAGAAGATGACTAAAGATGAGCATGATCTGTTTCTTTATTATAAAGATTATGTAGAACAGCTCAGTGAGATAGTCACCATCATAGATGGTCCAGAGAATCCTGTAGGTATAGCAAAAGAACTAAAAGCTTATGCTGAAGCTAATGGTAAAATAGAACAGTTAGATCAATGGAATAAAATATATGTTCCTAATGACCCAACACAAATTACCATGGTGGTTGTAGATCACATTGGTCTTCTTAAAACTACCAAAGATCAACCAACTAAAAAGGATGCTATTGATAAAATGTCTGATGAACTTAGATATGCTAGAGATTTCTATGGATATAGTCCTGTTGTTGTAAGTCAGTTTAACAGAAGCATTTCTAATCCATCTAGGATAAAGAATGGTGATGTAGAACCTCAGTTAGAAGATTTTGCAGATAGCTCAAGCACACAGAATGATGCTGATGTAGTTATGGCCTTATTTGATCCTATGAGATATAAAGTGGCAGATCCTTCTGGATATGACCTAGATAAATTAAAAGATCAATTTGGTGCTAAATACTTTAGATCCTTGAGACTAATCAAGAATTCATATGGTGAGGATGACGTGAGAATTGGACTAGCATTCCTAGGTGAATTAGGAATATTTGCTGAGATGCCTCGTAAAAAAGATATAACTGATGATGATTATAGAAGAATTACAGATAAAAGCTTTTTTCTTAAGTAAATAATATCAATAATGTTTGGTAGTTTGTAAAAGATACCGTAACTTTGTAATAAAATTTTATATTATGAAGATAGGTATCGTTTACACACTCTCACATCCTATAACTAAAAAAGTTGTATACATAGGAAAAACAATCCATACATTAAAAGATAGATTATACGGTCATATTGGTGACAGTAAAAGGTATAATAGAAAAATCTGTAAATGGATAAGTAAATTAACTTCTGAAGGATTACTTCCATTAATTGAAGAATTAGACTCTTCATCTGAGAAAGATTTAGCTAGATTAGAAATATTCTATATTGAGCTATTTAAAACTTGGGGATTTGACTTAAAAAATCATACTAATGGTGGAGAAGGATTGATAGGTTTTAATCATTCAGAAAAATCAAAAAGATTAATGTCTATGAAAAGAATTGGAGAGAAAAATTCTTTTTATAATAAAACTCACACACAAGAGACAAAAGATAAAATATCATTATCTAAAAAAGGTAAAAAAATGTCTGAGGAGTTTTGTAAAAAAAGAAGTGACTACATGAAAGCAAATCCTGTAACAAAAGAAACTTATCAAAAGATAGCAGAAATCAATAAAATAAAAATTGGTCAATATGATCTTGATATGAATATTATAAAGATACATGATTCAGCTGCAGATGCATGTAGAGATATGCCTGAGTTATCAACTGGACACATATGTAGTTGTTGTAAAGGTAAAAGAAAAACACACAAAGGGTTTGTGTGGAAATATCATGAACTTAAAAACAAATAATGTTAGGTCTGTTTAAAGAATTGCCTAGAAAGAAAGACATCACAGACGCAGATTATGAATCAATTACAAATAAGAGTTTCTTTCTTAGATAAACAATTAAAATCAATTAAAATCAATTAAACATGAAAACAACAAATTATTCAAAATTCCTATTCTCTAAAGAAAACAGAGAAATTAGAACAAAAACAGTCTTAGCAATTAAAGACTCAATGACTAAATTTGGATTTATTCCAGGTAGACCAGTATTAATTACAAAAGAATGGGTGATCATTGATGGTCAACACAGATTCTTAGCAGCTAAAGAACTTGGTATCTCAGTAGAGTTTGAAATTGTAGAAGGAAATTACATTGACAAAATGATTCTTTTAAATTCTACACAATCAAATTGGACTTTAGAAGATTACGTAAATTCATATGCACAACAGAATGTTGATTGCTACAGAAAGCTTTTGAAATTCAAAGATAAATATGAATTAAATCTTTCTTGCTCAATCGTTCTTTTATTTGGTTCAGGTGTAAAAACTGCTGATATTAGAAAAGGAGAAGTTCTTAAACAAAATCCTAATGCAGATCGAATGGCAGAATATGTTTTAAACTGTAGTACAATATCTTACAACAAAGATCAAAAGTTTGTTAGAGCAATTGCAGCAGTGTATGATAAGCTAACAAGACCTCAATTGATAAAATTAAGATCAAGATTGATCGTTGTTCCAGCTTTATCTAATTCAAGTGATTTTGTTATAGCCTTTGAAAACATTATCAATAAAGGTAAAAGAGGAGATTACAAAGTGAAATTAAGTAGATAAATATGAGTATAAGAGACCTCAGACAGAAAGAGTTTGCTGATGTATGGTTAAAAGAAAAGCATGGTATACTCAATCTATGTCCAAGGTTCGGTAAGATAAGAACTAGTATTTTGGTTTTAGAACAACTAAGACCAAAATCTGTTCTTATTGCGTATCCAGACAATAAGATTAAAGAATCTTGGCAATCTGATTTTGATGATCTTGGATATGATGATAGCAATGTCACATACACAACACATTTATCATTAAAGAAGTTAGTAGACAATGAGTATGATATTATTATTATAGATGAGATACATCTACTGAGTGAAGCTCAGATAGAAGCATGTCAAGATCTATTTAGTAACAATGCTTGTATACTAGGTCTCACTGGTACATTAGCCAGTGATACAGAAAGAACCCTTGAAGAAGAATTAGATCTTCATGTAGTAGCTCACTATCCAATTGAAAAAGCAATTGAAGAAGGTGTTATTGTAGATTATGAGATACATGTTATTAAAGTGCCCCTTGACAATCTTGTACACAATGATTATAAAGGAAAACTTAAAACAGAAAAGAAACACTATGATGGATTATCTTGGGTAATCAATAAACTTCAGAATAGTGGATCAGACACTATGTTCATGCGTCTAGCAAGAATGAGACTTATTCAATCATCTTTAGCTAAAACTAATGCTACGAAAAAGCTATTAGCTAAACATAAAGATGAGAGAGTGCTAGTATTCTGTGGCACCACTGCTGTAGCAGATAGTCTTGGTATTCCTTCTTTCCACAATAAGTCTAAAGAAAAGAGTATCTTTGAAGACTTTGCTGAAGGAGAAGGTAATCATCTAGCTGTTGTAAAGATTGGTAATACAGGTGTTACATATAAGCCTTTAGATAAAGTGATTATTAACTATTTCGATAGTAATGCAGAGAATTTAGCTCAAAAAATTAACAGATGTATGGCTATGGAATATAACACTCCTGATAAGAAAGCCCACATATACATAGTGAGTTCTAATGAACCTGTAGAATTGAAATGGTTACAGAAAGCTTTAGAATTCTTCGATAAAACCAAAATAAAATACATATAACACTTGACTTTATCAAGAATATATCGTATATTTATAGAATAAATAAATTAACTAAATAAATTAAATAAACATGAGTACATTTTTAGAAAGATTAAAAGAAGAAGAAAAAGAATTAGCTACTAAAGCAATTAAATTAAGTCAATTTATATCAACTGATGCCTATCAAGAATTGTCTGATGGAAATCAATACCTACTTCAAAAACAATTAGAAGTAATGGCAGAGTATGTTAATATATTAGGAACAAGGATCGAATTAAATATTAATAATTAAATTAACAAACAATGGCAAGCAAATTAGTAGGGATTGTTGGTGCAACTGGTACTGGAAAGAGTACAGCAATTAAGCACCTAAATCCAGAAGAAACGTACATTATCAATGTTGCAAAGAAAGAGCTTCCTTTCAAGGGAAGTGAAAAGCTTTACAATGCTGAAAACAAAAATTACAAGGAAATTGAAGATGCAAATGAGATATCTCGTCAGTTGAGAATTCTTTCAGACAAAGCTCCTCACATTAAGAACATCATCATTGAAGACTCTAATTACATTATGGGATTCAATATGGTGGCTAAAGCTACAGAAGTAGGATTTACCAAATTTAGTGTTATGGCTAAAGACATGGTGGATCTATTTAGAACTGCTAGACAATTGAGAGATGATATCACTGTATTTTATCTTACACACCCAGAAGAAGTGATGGATGGTCAAGATGTAATAGGATATAAAATCAAGACAGCAGGTAAGCTTATTGATAACCAAGTGTTATTAGAAGGATTACTAACTGTATGTCTCTACACTCTTGTAGAAGAGAACAAAGATGGAACAGCTAATTATCAATTCTTAACTAATCGTTATAGAAAGTATCCAGCTAAGAGTCCTGATGGAATGTTCCAAGAATTAAAAATACCAAATAACCTGCAAATAGTAGCAGAAAGTTTAACAGATTATTATAACGCTTAATTAAATTAAAATGGAAGAAAGAGAAAGAGGAATATTAGGAGAAGAAGTAGCAATGCCTACACCAATCGAATACAAACCATCAAGAGGTGAACGTCTTAGAGATTATAGAGTTGAAATTGAATTCTTATCAATAGGGTGTGTAATTAGAGTGGGATGTAAATCCATTCCTTTTGCAACAATCAAAGATGGAATGAAAGCATTAAATGACTATGTTACTAATCCATATGAAACTACAAAGATATGGATGGAGAGATTTTCAAAAGAAGAAGAATTATAAATAACTAAATTAAAATTAAAATTATGTCAAGTAACATTGGTGGGAAAAAAAGAGAGAACACAGGAAGTGGTGATTCAGTAAAGAAAGTGGGATTATTAGAGGTAAACATTATTGCTATCAATCCAACAATTGAAGAGTATAAAGACAAGCTTGGTATTGAGCTTAAAGAAGACAGCAAAGCTGCTGAGTATTTAGGTGAGACTAAAGATGGGAACAGTTATGTTCGTTTAGATTTTTGGTTACAGAAAGTTAATACTACAGATAATTATAAAGTTAGCTTTTTCTTAGAAGATAAAGAACGTGAGAATAAAGATGGAACTAAGAAACAATATATCAATTCTATTGGTATGTGTTCTTGGGCAGGAGATGAAAATGATCTAGCTGAATGGTTCACAAAAGGAAGAGATTTCAGAGTGGCGTACACAGGAGAAGAAGATCTTTACAACTTCATGAGAACATGGTTAGCTGATCTTGATTATCGTGATGCAGAAACTGTTCTACAATTAGAATGGAAGAAGTTGATGAGAGGTAATGTAAAAGACATTAAAGACCAAATTGGTGGAGAATGGGCTAAATCTGTTATTGCTCTTGCTACTGTTATTGTTAAAGAAAGAGATGGAGATTCTAAAGAGTATCAAGGTATCTATAATAAAGCCTTCTTAGGTGGATATGCATTGAAACAATTTAGACTTGTTGATTATGGAGACAGAAGAGTACAAGAGGGTCTTAAAAACAAGAAACCTAAAGATTTGAAAGCACACGAGAAATTCGTAGTGAATGTTATAGGTGAATATGGTTGTAAAGACTATTATACACTAAAAGACCTACAGGACTATAATGCAGATGATAACTTAGTTGCTTCTGATGCATATATTTCTGAAGATGGGGATGATTATTAATAATTATTAATTATATAAGAGCCCTCTTCATTAATTTGGAGAGGGTTTTTTATTTTAAAGCTATGAGTATACAAGGGAAAAAGAAAATAAATTTAACACCTGATAGCATACTTGAAAAGATATCTGAATATGATATCTATAAGATGTATATGCCACATCAGAACTGGAAGATTAATGTTGTTACTTATTCGCCCTTTAGAAATGAAAAGAATCCATCATTCATTATAGGATATAGAGGAGGAGCATTGAGATATGTTGATTTTGGAGATTCCAGCAAGAAAGGTGGATGCTTTGATTTCATAATGATGCTATTCAATATATCATTGCGTGAAGCATTATTGATGCTTGATAGAGATTTTGATTTAGGGATTGTTAATGCATCCTCTACAAGGAATTATGAGAGGATTGTTTCTGATTATGCACAACCAACAGCTACATCTAAACGTGAGTTCTTTATTCAAGTGAAGACAAGAAAATTTACACACGAAGAGTTAGCATATTGGAATGGATATTATCAGGATATAGATGATCTTAGAGCTAATAATGTGTATTCAATAGACACTGTATATCTAAATAAAAAGAAGTTTCCTATATTGGATTCAGAATTGAGATTTGGTTATCTATATGAAGGACATTGGAAGATTTATAGACCATTTGCAGACAAGAAGAATAAGTGGATGCCAAATAATGTGCCTATTACTATGATGGATGGATTAGAAGACATCAAAGATTGTGATGTAGCATTCATCAATAAGAGTAAGAAGGATTACATGGTGATGAAAAAAGTGTTTCCATGTTGTTGTGCAGTTCAGAATGAAGGTATGGGATGTTTCTCAGAAGAGAATGTAGAATACCTAAAAGATAATTCTGATAGACAAATCTTGAGTTTTGATTCAGATGAAGTAGGTGTAAAGAACTCTCAACTTATAACTGATAAGTTTGATTTTGAGTATTGTAATGTACCAAGGCTATATCTAGGAGAAGGAATAAAAGATTGGGCTGATTTAGCCAAGACACATGGATTAAAAGTTATAGAAGAATATTTAACACAAAGAGAAATAATATGAAATTAACATCAGAACAATTAAGTGATGTAGTGATAGAAAGCTTAGCATTATCTGTTACACTACTAGAGAGATTTGAGACAATGGACCAGAATGGTTTATTTACAATGAGAGCTAAACAATCTCTTAGACAAACTCTTCCACATATCGAAGCTTATGTAAGTAAACTAATTACTGTCACTGCAGAAGATGAGGTGGAGCATTTTAAGAAGGGAGCTACAGTGATAGCAGAACTATCAAATAGGATAGAAAGATCTCTTAAAGCTGAACATATATTAGATATATCAACCAGAAAGAAATATTTGAAAGAGATGATAGAACTAACAGCATTGTTTCCAACACAGAAAGAAGAGCTTTATGAAGGTATTAGAGATTCAGGAATTTTAAATTATTAAGTTATGAGAAAACAAGCAACATTAAAAGAATTATGTTATGAATATTCTGAAGATGATTTAGATTTAGAACCAACAGAATGGCATTCAGCAAATTGTTTGGTTAAAATATTCGATGTGTATGCTATTGAATTTGCAGATTGGATTAGAGTGTGCAAATTAAAAGGTAGAGGTTATGATTTTGATAACATAGAAGAACTATTAACAATTTATAAAGAAGAAAAAGGATTATGAGATGTTCAGACAATGAGCTAGAGATGCTCGAAGAAGAGATTAAAGAGAATATTGAATGGTTAATGGCTGGAAGAGATGATGTAGAATGTATTAGTATAGAGAACTTAGAAGCTACACTAACTAAATTCTTTCATAGAAAAATATCATTATCATTATGAAGTGGGATGCCTTCAAATTACAAATGCATCCGAGTTGGTATTCCAAACTTAGACCATTTATTGAGAGTGAAGAGTGTGATAAGATATATGCATATCTAAAATCAGAGAGTAAGAGAGGCAAAAGAGTTGCTCCTCTATCTATGCATGTTTGGAGATGTTTCTTTGAGACACCATTAGACAATTTAAAAGTGGTGATGGTGGGCCTATGTCCATATCACACACTTAGAGATGATGCTCCTGTAGCAGATGGATTACTTATGGGATGTTCTATTACAGGTAAATTACAACCTACATTAGAACAATTCTATACAGGTCTAGAGAAAGAATTCTATGATGGATTAAACTTAAACTATGTACCAGATCCAGAAGTACACTATCTAGCAAACCAAGGCGTTCTTATGTTAAACGCAGCTCTTACAACAGAGATTAATAAAGCAGGAAGTCACCTAGAGATATGGGAACCATTTATTAAATATCTGTTTGAAGAAGTGATTAATCATTTAGGAGTTCCTATTATATTCCTAGGTAAAGATGCAGCTAAGTATAAGAAATACACAGGCATATTTGCACATGTGTTTGAACTTAGTCATCCAGCATCTGCAGCTTATAAGGGATCAGAGTGGGATACAGAAGGAGTGTTCAGTAAAGTGGATATATTATTAGAAGAAAACAATGGGTTCACAGTGCAATGGTTGCCTGTAGATATGCCTTTTTGATGTAACAATCAAATAATTAAAAATAATGAAAGATAACAAATTGATTGCAGAGTTTATGGGATTTACCTATGAAAAAAATATAGGTTGGTATGATAATGACATGAATATGCCACAAATAGTATATGATGTTCAAAATGGTAATTGTTTTAATGAATTATTATTTGATCAATCTTGGGATTGGTTAATACCTGTAGTAGAAAAAATTGAGAGAGATAGCTTTGATTTATTTGGAGAGTATGAAGACACAATTATCAATGGATGTTCGTGTTTTATATATTCAAATAGTGAAAACATATCAACAACAGAAACAAGTAAGTTCAAAGCTGTATATTCAGCAGTAGTAGACTATATAAAAGAACAATTAAACAATTAGAAATTATGGAAAACAGATTAATTAACAGTTTAGATGAAATTGAAATAGGAGATGAAATTATCATTTCGGCAAATAGTCAATTAAAATATTTAAAAATATTAAGACTACCACTTAAAAAAGATGGAACAACATTTAAAGTGAGTCTTAGAAGAGATCAAAAAATGAATGGAACTTGGACATGGAAAGTTAGAAGTTTTGAACAAGATGTTACACAACATAATGATGTAATGTATCAAGATTTATATTCAAGAGATGTATTTTTAGTAAAAAGAGAAGCAATAATTTAAATTTATAAAAATGATATTAGAAAAACAGAAAGAAGCAAATGTCCTAGAAGAAGGACAATCACAAGAATCAATTGGAATGTCCCTAGACTTAGATTCTGCTCAGATATTGATGCAGATGTTAAGTAAGAATTTATATTCTGATGATATAGGCTCTGCTATCAGAGAATGTGCAAGTAATGCATTAGATAGCCATAGAAGAGCTGGAGTGGACACTCCTATAATTGTTTCATTTAAAGCATCTACAGCTAACAACTATGAGTTTTGTGTAGAAGATTTTGGTATAGGCTTAGATGCTGATGATGTGAGAAACATTATTAGTAAATATGGTAAATCTACCAAGAGAAATTCTACAACAGAATTAGGTATGATGGGTCTTGGTTTCAAGGCTCCTCTAGCATATTCTAGTAGTTTCTATTTTGTATGTAGAAAAGATGGAATGGAACGCAAGTATATGATGTATGAAGGAGAAGATGCTAACACTATTGATCTTTTATATGAAAAAGAAACAACAGAAGCTAATGGTGTAAAAATCATTATTCCTGTTAAGTATGCTGATAGATGGCAGTTTCACAAAAAGATTAAAGAACAACTATGTTATTTCGAAAGTGTATACTTTGATGTACCAGAAGATTCTTCTATCACTAATGATTTTGTTATTAGTAGACATACACATTTTCAATTTTCTGAAATGTCTACAGATCAAAACTTACACATATGTTTAGACAATGTGTATTATCCTTTAGATTTTGAGAAGCTTGGTATTGGTAGAATTCAATTTCCTATAGGTCTTAGATTTTCATTGAGTGATGGAATTTATCCTACACCAAATAGAGAATCTTTAAGATATACACAAGAGGCTAAGCAGATCATTATGGATAAACTTGGTCAAGTGGGAGATTATTTTGTTACTAAGTATAACGAAGCTATCACTGAGGGAAGTGACATTAAATCTATGGTGAATCACCTTGAGAAGAATGGACATTTTGTTGAAATGGGTAATGGTACTAAATCTAAGATTGATGAGTTCATTAAATTCTCCACTGTAAAACCTATTGTTCCAGAATTAGAAGGAGTGAAGTTATTAAACTTTCCTTCTTTGTATAAAAGCTATAAGCAAAACATTCTTGTAGATCCATTTCCTGTTAGATATTCATTGAGATATAAAAGAATGTCTGATGCAGATAAAGGTCATGTATGGGGATACAACTTAGAGAGTGTGTGTAATGGAGAAGTTAATGTTTGGGTGTTCAGTGATAGAATTCCTCAGATCAAGAAGGATTATTTAAGAGCTACCTGTAAAGAAAGTCAAAGTAATTTTCTTGTTAAGAGAGCTGCACCTATGAAATTAGGAATTCCTGCTAAGTTTGATCTTAAAACTTATTATCATTTATTGAAACTTGATAGATTTCCAAAAGAACAATGGAGAGATGCAATTAAAGAGTATCAACACATTATATCTATGGTTGAAGAAAACTTCACAGACCTTGATGAATTAGATGTTCCTCAAGATTTCATTGATAGCAAGAAGAAAGCAAAGATTAGTAAAGCTGGCTTAGCTAGTAACAAAAGACTGAAGTTGCAGGGAGAAATAGTTTGCAAGAAAGGTGTTGACTTGATGAGATGGAATGATGGAAGAAAGTGTAAGTTTGATTCTCAAATCTATAAGTTAGAAGATCTTCATAAGGGTAAAGGATTAAAGGTGTATACTCATCATGAGGACTTCTTGAAACTTGATCCTTTATATGGAATGATGGGAAAACAAAAGATGGAAGTGATTACATTCTCTAGTAGAGAACTAAAGATTGTAGAACAATTAAACATACACAATTTAATATCTTACGAGAAGTTTATGGAAGGTAAAACAGCACCATTCAAAAGAATCATTACATCAATATTAATTCATGAAATGATAAGTCATTACAGAAGTACATTTGATCATGTAGATGCTATAAGATTTGTATCTACTGACTTAGCTGATAAATTAGATAGACTATCTAAATACAGAAAAGATAACTATGTAGAAACAAATGATACATTGAGAAAAGCTATGTTAGAAGTGGCATTAGAACATAAATTGTTTGATCCACAAATCTATACAGAGTATTTAGAGATGTTAGACATATTTGAGAAGCTTACATTCTTAAATCCTGTATGTGCAAGATTAGGTTACACTCGTGAAGATGATCCAATGATCCCAGTAATGACTGATTTGTTCAAGTATTACAAGCATAGAGTGGATTTAAAGCACTATAATATCAAAATCAATGATGAAGTGCTTACAGAAGAAACAATAGATCAATTAACATAATTAACATGGGGACAGAAATGTCCCCTTATTTAACAATTAACAATTAAATTAAATCAAAATGGAACACAAATTTTTAAGTCTTGACTGGTTCAAGCAAACAGCAGAATCTGCAATTACTAAAGTGGTGGCTAACAAGTTAGAGAACTTGATGGAACAAGAAATTCCTGTAGAACAACAATGTTATGCTAAACATGAGAAACCATATTTTGCTATTAAATTGGTAAATGACACACTTACAGTGGTGTTAACAGATGGAACTATTATCAGTAAGCCTGGTGCAACTGAGAATGATTATCATGCTGTTCAAGCAGCAAGAGATATATATGAGATACATGCTATTGTAAGTTCTCAAGAAGTGAAACAAGATGTAGCAGATATGAAAGCTGAAGCAGCAAGAATACAAGCTCTTCAACAAGGAGTAGAACTACTTGGAAAACTTCCTGATTTTGTTGTAAAAGGTAATTCAGTTTATCTTTCAGATACAACTAGAAGTATGCCTCAATTATTAGTGGAGAAATTCATTGAGATAGTTGATAGAGTGGGAGAAGAACCACAAACAGATGGTAGATCTTTTCATGAAGCTCTTAACGAGGATGATGATTATTTAGCTCATAAGAACTTCTTCATGTGGTGTTGTTTGAATCCAAGAGCTGAGGTTGCTAATGAGTTATATAGATTCTTAACAGATAATAGTTTCAAAATCACTAAACAAGGATTCTTTGTAGCTTTAAGAAATGTTGTAACATTACATGGATCTCCAGAACTAGTTCACTTCGTAAGTAATGCTTACAACAAGGTGAAAGCTGTATGGAAGAAAAATCCAGACAATTACACAATATTCTTAGAACATGGAGAATACAAACTTGTACATAATGATCATTTAACAACTACTGAAACTCACACATCTACTACATGTCAAGAGTGTGATGGAGAAGGTGGATGGGATGAATCTTCAGAATTTATGCATTATGAAGATGAATGGGTAGACTGTGAAACATGTAATGGAACAGGAGAAGTTGAACCTTATACATATTCTGTACAAGTTCCTGTAGATCATGGAACTAAAATTGGTGGGTTAACAGAATTATATCTTGATCTTCCTAATAGAGAAGAAAATAGATTTACAGACAACTGGAGTAAAACATTTGATATTCGTGTTGGACAAGTAGTGAGTATGCCTAAAGAAGAATGTAACTGGAGTACACAAGATTGTGCTACAGCAGGTCTTCACTTTGCTGGTTACACAGCTCCTTATGTTCTTTGTGGTGATACTACAGTTATGACTCTTCATAATCCTATGAAGGTGGTTGGTATTGGTGCAGTGAAAGGTAGATGTTGGGAATATCTTCCATTCATGTTAACTACTGTTGCTGAAGCAGATCAGATCATGAATGATAGAAGTTTTGACTTCTTACAATTAGATGAGCAATATGCTATCCGTGAATTAGAATCTCTTGCAGAGAAAGCTAAAGAAGGATTTGCAGCTGAGTCTAGAAAGTATGAATTCAACATGCCATCTATATCAGCTCATGAAATCAATGCTATTGTTGGTAGTCTTAGTGAAATGAAAGCCAAAATAACTAATCGTGTGATTACGATTAATTAATTTAATTATAGTTTTGTCCCAAATTTATTATATCTTTGGGACGAAACTTAATTATAAACATATGGCAAAGAGAGTGTTAGTCCCAAAGACAAGATGTGCAGGTAGCATGAGTGAAGCTGCATTCTGGTCATTTATCAGAAGTGCTTTGAGACAAAAGAGCAGATGGTGGAAACCTATATCAGTATGTAAATTAAATGCACGTAGAGATTTCAAAGGTGTTAGTAGAAGACAAAAATACGAATACCAATGTAAGAAGTGTAAAACTTGGACTACTGAAAAGAATATTAATGTAGATCATATTATACCAGCAGGAAGCTTAAATTGTGCACAAGACTTACCACTATTTGTGGAGAGACTATTCTGTGAACAAGATAACTTACAGGTATTATGTACTACATGTCACGATAAGAAAACCTTAAAAGAGAAACAAGCTAAAAAGAAAACATTATGATAAAAGAACTTATAAGTAGGCTCACTATGGTGAAAACAGATAGAGCATCTACATATGATTTAATCAGTGGTAGAAGACTTACTTATTATCAAGATTGTTATTTCGAGATATTCTTAGCAGAATCAAGATGGGGGTATCGAATAAGAATTAAATAATATGAGTAGGACCATTAAGAAGAAGAAGACTGGAGGTAAAGCTGTCAGTCATAGTTGTAGAAACAATGGTACATGTCCTGTATGTTTTGGAAATAGAATGTATAAAAATTTAAAAAGAATGTTCAATGGAAATACAAATAATACTGAACAGGATTCAGTGTAAAGGCTGTGGAGAAGTTTTAACATCATATAACAGACATGATTATAAAACATGTGGATGTGAGAATGAAACAATGATAGATGGTGGTACAGACTATCAACGCTATGGAGGAAAAGATCTTTCATTAGTAGATAGTAGTTCTACAATATATCTATCAGATGATCACATGATGAATAGAAGTGCTGCCCATTGGGGTAATAGAGGTAAAGATGGTAGAAGTCCTCTATCATATAAATCTATAGCTGATATGTCAAATGATCACATCATTAATATACTTTTAGATATGGGAGGTAAAATAGCTCCATGGATAAAAAGAATTATGGATGATGAAATATTATATCGTATAAAAAATAACATAACAATAGATGACTAACGCAATTACCATTAACAAAGAACCTGCTTTTAATGAAATTCACTATGAAGGACATGTTGAGCATGAAGGAAGATATCATTATTTTTGGCTAGTCTATCCTCAAGGATTAGATGTAAATGGTCATGGTTATGAAATAGAAATCAGATGGTTTTTCTCAAGAGTACCAAAGGAGATACGAGCTTTGTATCCACAAATTATAGAAGCATTTAAACAAACTTTATGAACATATTTAAAGTGATACCACTAGATGTATATGGACATGATATAGTTGTATCTATAGGACAATCAGATGATGATCTTTATGAACACATTCAAGAGAATATACCTAGGAAACAGTTTGATAAACATATGGCTAATCAAAAATCTATAGCAACTACTCACAAACTAAAAACTGGAGCTATTCTTATAAGATTTAAAGATGACATAGATGATCCAGGGATTGTAGCTCATGAAGCTTTACATGCTGTTGTGTTCTTATTTAAGAAAATAGGGATAGATTTTGCATATGAATCAGAAGAAGCTTATGCTTACACATTAGAATATTTAACTAATCAAATTTTAAAAATTAAAACAGATGAAAACACACATTTGGGAAAATCAACAGTTGTTTACGATAAATAGAGAATTACAAAAAATGATTGATGATAAAATAGTTAAAACTGTTATATCAATGTCATTTACAAATTATAGTGCAGGAACTGTTCATTATAATTATAGTGCAATCTTAATTTATAAATAATATGACACACACTGTAATATCAGGGAATGAATGTTATATCTATATGAATGGAAGACTTATTCATAAGACTAGAACTGACAATTCAGAATCAGGAGTTACATTTGATGTAATGGCCTATAGAAAAAACGATAGTTTAAAATCAATTAAATAAACATTATGATAAAAGGAACAGCAAAAACAGAAGCTCAATACAGAGCAGTGGTTATGGATTCATCCAGTAGCCTAAAAGATTTCTCAACAGATAGAAAGAAGTATTATAAGAAATATTTCCTTGGAGAGAAGGTAGAAGATAAAGATAGCTCAGCAGCTAATATGGGTAGAATAGTTGAAACCCTACTTATGGAACCACATCTATTTGATGATAAATTCTATATGTCATCTTGTATATCTACACCAACAGGACTTATGTTAGATTTTGTTGAAGCATTATATCGTGTAACAAGAGATGCTACAGATGAGAAAGGTAAGATTACAAGAAACTTTGCAGATATATCATTAGAAGCTTATGATAAATCAGGATTTAAGATTAAATACGAAGCTGTAATAGGTAAGTTTCAAGGAAGTGATGCAGAACTATATTATAATGAAATTAGAATGGTTAGAAGTAAGAATCTAACTGTTGTGAATACAATGGAAATATCCATTGCTGAGAAGATTGTAGAACAACTTAAAACTAATAGTACAACAGCACCAATTGTTAATCTTGTAAATAGTTCTAGATATGAAATCATAGATCAAATGCAAGTGGAAGGATATACAATAGATGGACATTTGTTCAAGAGTATGCTTGATAAAGTGGTGATTGATCATAATGAAAGAACTATCCAACCATATGATTTAAAATGCACATGGTCTGTAGAGAATTTCTATGAAGAATATTATTTGTACAGAAGAGCGTACATCCAAGCGTACTTATATTATCATGCAATGTTACATCTTATAAGAGATGAAGAAAGTCCTTATTATGGATATAGTGTAGAATATTTAAAATTCATTGTATGTGATAGCACAAACTATTATCAACCTCTTATATATACATTAGATTTTGATGATATGATGGATGCATATAAAGGATTTGTACACAAAGGAAGAACATATCCAGGTGTAGAAAGTTTGATAGCAGCATTGAGCTGGTGTAGAGAAACAAATACATGGAACATAAGCCATAAAAACTATTTATCTAACGGAATTGTAAATATCAAGGGATAAAAAAATGACAGTAAAGAAAACAATAACCAGCATCTTTATGGTGCCAACATTAAAATTTCCTAAAGATGCTCTAAAGAGTAATGGATTTATTAATGGATATGTAAAAGATGATAGAAAAGATGCACAGTATGAAAATGCTGTGTATATTCTATTCAAACCAGATGATCTAGATAAGTTTAGAGAGTTTCTAGATAATGAATATGAGCGAACAAAATCTATCATTGAAGATTATGATTATGAAGATGGTTATGTTGTAGTGGTGTATCAGCTTAATGAGAAATTCAAAAAAGATTATGCACTTATTAGAGATGGTAAATATTCTCAGACATCAAAAGCATTTCAAAATGAATTTCCAAAATCTGTAAAGATTATAAAATCAGGACTTAGTAAAGATGAACTAAGCTTACAAAGCAGAGTGTTTGCAAAGAGTAAAGATCTTATAGAATTCTGGGAAGAGAAGCTTGGTATTACATTTGAAGATGATTTTGAAGTGTGGGAAGGTTGGGATGAAGAAAAAGAAATTTTAAAACTTGATAAAATAAAACAGTTATGTGTAACAGAGAAATATTAGAAGTTATTATAGAAGAGGTAGGAACAGAAAAAGCTGCTGAATTCTGTAGATTAGTTAGTTTGATGTATGACATTAGATACAATGCATGCAAAGATCTTGATCCACTAGGTGAACTTGATTTCGAAAGAGACTGGTGGAAAATAGCTGAAATAGAATTAAAAAAAAAATAATCAATTATTAATAATTTAAATGGCAGATCAAAATCTGCAGGAGGTTATATATGGAAATACAAAAAAAATTAACAGGATTAGAACTTTTAGAAAATTACCCACATACAGCTGTGGTAGTTAGAGCTTGGTTTCTTGAGCAAATGATTGAATCATTGAAAGATGAAAATGTACCAGATGATTTTAAAAATTTTATGCGTGATCAAGGAATAGAAAATGATAAACTGGCAGTGATGATTGATGCAAATCCAAGAATGCTGTTTGATGTATTTGATGAGAATGAAGTATTTATTTTTATCCATTATATGGATGTAAAAGACAATGTTGAATTCTTTCATAGTTTTAGAAATATAGATACTAATCCTGTCAAATTATTTAAAACAAGAAAAGAAGCAGAGCTATTTGCTATAGAAAAAGCTTTTGAAATCTTAGAGACAAAATTAACACCTGTTGTTCAAGAAATAGAAGTGACAGGTGAGGAAATTGTAGAACAATAATTAGGAATAATCAGGGAGATGAATTATATTTGTCTTCCTATAATTTAAAAAAAATGAGAACAACAAAAGAATTTAATATTAAATATAATTTATATCTAGATCATGAATCTGGTATGTTATTAGAAATACCATCTGTATTAGTATATGTTGATCAAATCTTTAATGATCTTACACAGATACCTGGATTCAAGTATCAACAAATAAGAACAGTTCATGGATTAGCAAAGGTGGTTACAAATCTTGAAGAACTTCTTCCATTCGTAGGTAGAATCATAAACCAAGAACTTGAAGAGAAAATCAATTTTATTCTTAAAGTGGAATACGAGGTGGAGAATAGATTAAAAAGTTTAAATCTAGACAAAGATGGAAAGACTATTCAACCAGTATAAGAACATGTTAATTGTACATCCAGGATATCAAGGATATGTTTGTGGATACAATGATGCTCACATCATATTAGCTGTAGAAACTAAAGATGATAAGAACTTCTGGAGAAAGCTACAAAATCCATACATCATGGAAGAGTATAAAGATACTAAGTATAGATATGTCTTTGAAGATGAAAGAGAACTTGTAAAACAATTTACAAATGGCACAAATAAGAAAGTTGACATTAAAGACTAAACTCTTACTGTATGAGTATAAAGAAATATATCCTGAGTTATCAGCAGAGTTCATAGCAGATTTATTTCATATAGAACTTCCAAGTGTAAAAAAGTTATTTGAAGAAGGAGAGATTAATGTTCCATCTAAAATGAATAAATAATATGGATGATAAAAAAGAATTTATACTAGGAGTAGATTATTACTTAGAGGATGGAAGAATTCATTTTACTAAAGAGTATCTATTAAAGACTAAGACACAATGTTGTGGAAATGATTGCAGACATTGTTGCTTTGATAAGCGTGAAAAAGGAAATACATCACTTAGAACAAGTGAATAAAAAGTTCTGTTCTGTTTTTTAATTGTGAAGAAAGAGCCCTAAAGAAATTTGGGGCTTTTTTATCCTCAACCCATTTTTCCCAAAAACAGATTAGAAATACCTAACTTTCACCAACAATACCTATTTTGTCACAAATGTATTCTAAATTTGTTACAAATCGTGGATAGATAAACCCCAATTTATGGGGTCTTTCTTACTACAAAAGGTAATTAACATGTTATCTACAACGTGCTATATATGATACAATTAGCTAACATATTAATCAGGTAAATGATGGAAGAAACCTGACATTTTACTTTGAAATAACACAAAAAATCATTAACTTTAAACAATTAAAACAATTAAATAATGGCAAAGAAAGCAGTAAGCAAAGAAACTAATAACAAGTTTCAAGAAGCAATGGACAAATTGAACAAGACATATGGTGTTGGTTCAATATTAGCGTTAGATTCTAAAGCAGGAGGAGATTATGATGTAATCAGTACAGGTAGTATTGGTTTTGATCACATCACTCTTGGTGTAGGAGGATTTGTAAAGGGAAAACTCTATGAACTTATGGGCTGGGAGGGCACAGGTAAATCTACAATATGTGGACATGCTGCAGCTGAATGTCAGAAGAAAGGTGGAACTGTTCTATATATTGATGGTGAGCACGCTGTTGATAAATCCTATTTCAAGAAATTAGGTGTGGACACTACTAAAATGTTAATCTCTCAACCATCTTGTGGTGAGGAAGGATTTAACATTGCAATGGAAATGATTAACACTGGAGAGATTGATCTTGTAATCATAGATAGTGATAGCTCACTTATACCTAAGAAGATGCTTGATGGTGATGTAGGAGACTCTACAATCGGTAGAAAAGCTTTATTGAATAGTAATGCTTATCCAAAGCTTAAAGGAGCTCTATCACAACATAATGTATGTGTAATAGTGATTAGTCAATACAGAGAAAAGATAGGTGTTATGTTTGGTAATCCAACTACTACACAAGGTGGTCATGCTCTTAAATTCTACAGCGATGTAAGAATAGAAGTGTCTAGAAGCTTAGCTAAAGATGGTGATGTAACTTATGGTAATATCACTAAGTTAAAAGCTATTAAAAACAAAATGTCTCCTCCATATAGAAAATCAGAGTTTGAGATTGTATATGGTGTAGGTATAGATAAACTTGATGAAATGATGAGTCTTCTTAATGAATTTGAACTAGGACGTAAATATGGTAAAACAATGACTGTAGATGGAACTAAGTATGACTTAGAAGAATTCAAACAATTGGTTTTAGATAATCCAGAGTTCTATGATGAATTAAAAGAAAAGATTGTAGCTGCAATTAATCAAACTGATATTCCTATAGAGGAAATAGAAGTTGAAGAGGATGTAGTAGTTCCTGAACCAACTAACTTATTTGATGAAATATAATGGTAGATAAAATAGTTGAAGCAGTAAGAGCTGATCTATTACAGAGATCTCAAGTGGGTATTAAGAAATATAATACTACACTTGAGAGAACTGATTTAGATCTTAAAGATTGGCTACAGCATTCATATGAAGAATGTTTAGATATGGCTAATTACTTAAAGAGATGTATAATAGAATTAGAAAATAAACTATGAGACAATCATTAGGAGAAAAACTAAGTCCTATATTATCAGAAATTGAAGATACATTGTTAGATAATTATGAAACTAAACCTGGATTTAATGATGAAGGGTTTAGATCTTCAATATATATTTTCCAAAGTGCATTATTAGATAAAATGTGGGAGCTTCAAGAAAAAGAAGATATTCAAATTGAAACAAGAGCAGATATGGCAACAAAGTGTGGAGAAGCCATTAGAAGTTTAGTTAAAACTTTTACAGATATAGACACACATAATCTTTATAAATAATATAATATGAAAAGTTACAATGAATTAGAAGCTCTTGTTATAGCATGGGCAACACAGAAAGGTATATTTGAAAATGGTACCTTTAGAGCACAAGCAATTAAAACACTTGAAGAATCAAATGAACTTTATGAAGCTATTGTTAATGATGATAGAGAAGAAGTAATTGATGCTCTGGGTGACATACTAGTTACAATCATTATACAAGCAGAGATGCAAGGATTAAGCTTGACAGAGTGTTTAGAGAGTGCATACAATGTAATCTCTAAACGTACAGGTAAGATGGTAGATGGTCAATTTGTAAAAGATGCAAAATAAGCTATTCTTTACATCAATAAATGATATATGTAAGAAATGTGGGGGGTATAGATTTGCCCCCTACAATTCTAATACATCAGCTACAGTGAGACTTTGTCATTGTACACAGATATCAAAAGAAGAACTTATAATGAAAGCAATGAAAACAGTATTTTTTAATGATCCACCAGGAGATAGATCAAGTAGTCATAAAATAGATGATGATGAAGTGTAAAACATGTGGAAAGAATTCTGATGGAGAATATTGTTTTCAACATAAAGCTAGAAAGCCCTTATCAACTGGTAAGGGTTTTTCTACTAAAATGTCTGGTATTTCAAGCATAAAGTCCAAAAAAGCTGTTAATGACGGACATATCATACAAAGAGAATTCTTTTTATCTATATGGAAGAAAAGAAAGCACCATTCAGAAGTGAGTGGAACCTATTTAGGATCTGAACCTATGAGTACATATTTTCACCATATACTAGCTAAAGAAAAATACCATGAAGCTTGTTTAGATGAAGAAAATATTATACTTTTGACACTTGAAGAACATTCTAACGTTGAAAATGATATGTATAGATATGAGGAAGTTAATAAAAGACGCAATAGTCTCAAAAATAAGTATAATATACTTTGATGCACTCAACGCTGTGATAGAACAACATATCAAAGACAACAGAAAGGATGTAATCAAATATGGATCTAAGACAACAATGAAATATAATAAATGGAAACAATGAATATTAAATAATTAAAAACAACCAATATGAACAATCAATTTATTTACACAGCTGTAATAGCTGAGAAGGAGTTTAAAGCTTCTTTAAATCTTAACAAGGTTATTAGAACCTTAACTAATGAAGATGGAAGTCTTATTGTCATCCTAGATGATTTCAATGAGAGAGTAACACAACAACCAGATATTGACATCAAGACTAACAAGATGAAAGGATATAAGAGTGTAAGAGAAACAGTTCAATCAGAAATCTTATTGAATGTATCAGATGCAGAAAGATTTTTTAACTTAACAGAATACAAATAAAACCATGGGAAAATTATTAGGAAACAGAGTTTATTTAGAACTCCCAAAGAAAGAAGAAAGCAAACTTGTTGTAGATGATAACACAAAAGAAGCTTTACAAAAAGAACTACTTAAAAAAATGAGTAGATTGAAAGTACATAGTGTAGGAACAGCTATCACAGATCCAGATCTTATTGTTGGATGTGAAGTGATGGTAGATCCATCATCACTAAGAGACAAAACTCTTGTAATTCCTTTATCAGAAGAAGAAGATGTATTGTTAGTTTCTATATTTGATATTATTTATATCTGGTAATAATGAATATATCTAAAGCATCTTATGGAGGTGTTGATTGTACAGAATTAGTAAAATCAAAGATCAGAAATGGTTCTTTGATTTTGCGTTCTGACAATAACATAATTGGTGATACAAATCATGGTAAGGTTAAATCATTAGTGATTAATATTGATGGTAAAGAATATAGCACCCCAGAAGGTGAATTATTTATATATCCTCCTTCTAATAATAAAAAGTTAGGTATATTCTATTCAAACAATACAAATCCACAGACTTTTCCTGCTATTAGAGCATCATTAAAAAGTATTGAAAAAGCAGCAAATGGTAAAGCAGACATATTAACTTGTATGTGGAACCATGATGCAGAAAATCCATTCACTGAATATATTGCATGGACTAAAACTTTTTCACACCTGAACCAACTGTTGCAAATAATGCAATTGTTATATGTAGCTAAACAAGTTAATCAATATGATACAGTTTCTTTCTTAGAACATGATGTATTATATCCAGAAGGTTATTTTGATTACCCTAATGTAGCTCCAGGCACTGTAATTACAAACATGAATTATATGGGAGTAAATAAAGATGGTTGGCAAGGGGTTCCTATTAAACATGAACCATTTCATCAAATGACAATGAGATTTGATGAAGCAATTACACATTGTGAATCTATATTGGAGAATGCTCTAATCACAAATAGTGGATTAATTGAACCACAAATACCAAATATTATTAGAAAAAAATGGGAGTGTATCCATCCTGCAGTGCACATTAATCATGGAGGACATTTCACTTCTCATTTCAGTATATATTCAAAAACTGATTTAAAAGATCATGATGAATACTGGGGACCACACAAAGATTACTTAAGATTATTTTATTAAATAAAAAAAGCCCCAATCAAGGGGCTTTATTATTTTGATAATGATTTCTTTTTCATTGGTTGTTGAGCAGAAGTTCTTCTGATTTTATCATCCATAGACTTATTCTCTGAGAAGGGTTTATCCTTTTTAGGAATCCCCACCTTTGGAGCCATTTTTGGTGCTCCACTCTTCTTAGCTTTTCCAAATGTTTCTTTCTTAACACCCACCTTTACAAGTCTTTATTTTTTTACCAGACTTAGCTATTACACCACGTCCTTTAAGAACATCAGCTTTAGTTATCTTTCCATCTTTATTAAGATCAGGGAATGAACCACCAGTTTTAGCTTTCTTGATAGATCCACTAGATTTTTGTTTAGGCATGTTTTTAGCTTTTCTTCCTGGAAGTGGTAATACAGGAGAGTTTTTATCAAAAGGAGGTTTTTTTCCTTCTCCACCAACATTTACTGCTGGTTTACCTTTAGCATCTTTCATACCTTTGTATTCATCTGCAGGATTTTGTTTACTTTTATTTACTTTAGCTCCTGTTTGAGCTTTTTTAATTGTTGCCATTATATATTATTGTTTAGTTGTTAACAGTTCCACTTGCGAAGGCTTTTATTAATTCTTGAATTAGGATCATTTGCTGTTTTAGCAGATGTATTTTTTTTCTTCATTCCAGACATTCTACTACAAAAAGATGATCTTCGCTTTGCATCTTTGCTTCCAGCTTTTAATTTGCTAGGTTTAGTAGTTACAGCTTTTTTAAGCTTTGAACCTGGGTTTGCAGCTCTATATGATGCTATTCCTTTAGCATTTAATCCACCAGATTTTGATTTACCTTCTGATCGAGTCCAAGCAGGTGTTGCCATTATTTCTTAGATTTATCTTTAATCTTTTTTTCTTGAACTAACATTTGTTTTGTAGGTTTCTTACCAGATCCTTTATTCTTACGGATATTATCCCATAATCCACGTTTTGATGTACTACCATCAGCACGTTTAAGCATTGATCCATTCTTACCTTTATTTAATC